AGTTAATGCACTGGACTTAAAAGATTTACCAGATGACCCAAAGAAAATTCCATATGAGTTGTATGCAATAGCTGCTGCAAACGTAGGTGGTCTAGCTAAAGGTGTAATGGAAGCACAAGAAAGTGCGGAAGAAAAACAAACTAGCTCACGGTTACAAATGGCTAAAGGTGGCTTTGTTGAGGAAGAAGATATGAAAAAAGCACCTGTAGGCGCACTTAATGAGGAAGTAGCCGATAACATCGATGCTGATCTATCGGAAGGTGAATTCGTATTCCCTGCTGATGTAGTACGCTATGTAGGCTTAGATAAGCTCATGGAGATTCGTCAGGATGCTAAGCAAGGTCTTGCTAAAATGGCTGCCATGGGTCAGATGAGTAATGCCGATGAAGCAGTAATGCCAGATGATGTACCACATGAGGCTATGTCAGAAGAAGGTAAATATCGTTTTGCTACTGGTGGTGCGGTAACAGCTAACCCACCTGCATCAAACATACCTACTTATTATGGGCAGCAAACCCCATCATATATGCAGCCTACTGCTGTTCAAACAGCACCGCAGTATTCGGGTCAACAACAAACTGCTACACAATCTGTGTATCAACCAAACCAGTTTACTCAAGTACCTGCTATTGGTTTACCACAATCTGCTACGGCACCTGCTGCTCCATCAACTATTCCATCTACTGGTTCGCAGGGTTGTACAACTCCGTACGAGATGAAGCGTTTTGGTGATGATAAAGGTAATGCTGTATATATTCCATTCGTAAATTGTCAGCCTCAGATTCCAGTACCAGAAGGTTATAAAGAAACTTCTCGTATTGGCGGTACACTAAAACAAATAGGTGAAGCTACACCAGAAAGTGAACGTAGCGTCTGATGTTGGAACTGCACGTGTTACTAGTAGCGGTGATGGTGACGATTCTTGGGCAGGAGATCCTAACAGCTCTACTACTGGTGGAACTTCTAGCACTAGTAATAGTTGGAATCGATCAATAGGTGATACTGTATCTAGTAGTTTGAGTGATTTAAGTACTAGTGTAATGGGAGACGATGTAGGTGTTGGCGTAGCTAGAGCTATGGCTGAAACAAATCCATCTATACAAGAAAATTTAGATACATATAATCAATACAACTATGGTAAATGGGCTGCATCATTAGCTAGTTTTGCTTTAGGTATTCCCGGAGTACCTAGTGCTGTATTTAAGAAAGGAGATGAGTGGGCTAAAGAAGAAAGAGCTAACTTAATGTCGGCTTTACCATCAGATGTACAGCGTATCATTGCAATGAATGAAAAAGCATATGGTGCTAAAGTAGCAGGTGATCCTGAACAGGCGTATAAAGATGCTATTGCAGCAGGTGCTAGTCAAGTAACTTCAGCTGAATTAGCAGGTCGTGTTGATGATCCATTCTATTCAGACTTCATGACTTCTTATGGAACACCCGGTGGATTGAGTAGCTACGAAGCATCTGTAGCTAATATGGCTCCGGGTATGGGAGTAGGTACACAGCAAACTGCAATGCTCACATCTCAGGAGATGGGTTTATTTAATTCGGTAGCTGAGCGTGAAGCATTCCTTCGTGGTGAAACTCCAATAGGAACTGCAATGCTTGATGTTGATCGAGTTACTCAAATGCAAGCTGATTATGCTGCTGAGACTGGAGATATAGCAGGTACGTCTTTTGGATCAGTGTCTGAAGCATCAGCAGTTTCTACATATGGCTTTGCTTCGGATGAACATTTTGCAGCAATTGACAATGAGTTTGCTAGTATCTCTGACAGCTCAGGTAATACAGGTGACGGCGGTGCAGCAGCAGGTTCGCAAGCTGAAGCGGATAACTTTATGTCTGCTGACTTTGATAGTATTAGTGCATCAGGTATAAGCGGAAACACAGATGCAGGTGCAGGTGCAGGTGCAGGTGCAGGTGCCGGTTCTTATTGCTGTACTAAGATGGTCAATCACGGTATATGGACTACTCGCCGTGAATTTGCATTAATGCATAAGTGGCACAGAGAGCAACCACAGTGGTGGAGAGATGGATATGATGTATGGGGTAAGATACTAGCTGAAAAGTTCTTAGCTGATAATAATTCATTCTGGACTTCCGTCATGCACGAGATGTATCAACATCTTGTCCGCAATAAAAAATTATCTTTAAAAAGCGCATTAGCTTATGGTATAATGTACCCCGGTGTATTTGCATTTGGTATGCTCGCTAAAGTTACAGGAAGACATGTAAATGAAGTTCACTAACGATCAACTCGCTACTATTAAAGCACGTTTTTTGCAATTGCCAGAAGCTAAGCGAGAGAAACTGCGTAAATTTTTATATGACTCAGAGGAAGCTAAATTGCTACGTGCAATTATTGGTCCTGAGTTTATGACTTTAGTTGCTGCTACTAAGCAGCCTAAGCGTGGTATCGCAGCTCCACGGTAAGGATCAGCTGCTTTAACTGGCTACCTAACGCCCCTAAAGGCAAACCGTTAGCCCCAGAGATATGAGGATTATATGGCTCAAACTCAAACTGAAATGACTGAAGATAAACCAGTACAAAAAACAATGTCTGGTTTTGCTAAACGTAACGCTAATGCTGAGCGGATTAAAAAGGAAGAGAAGGAACTTGAAGAGCTTTTAAAACAAGCTACTGGAAAAACGGAAGATGAAGATGCTGAAGTGGAAGCTGCCGAAGAGTCTACCGAAGAATCTGAAGAAGTAACAGCTTCTGATAATTTAGAAGAGGCTGAACCTGAGTCAGCTGAAGAACGCACATTTAAAAAACGTTACGGTGATTTACGTAGGCATGCTCAAAAGAAAGAGCAGGAATTTCAAAAACAGATTGATGAGTTAAAATCTCAACTTGAAGCATCAACTAAAAAAGAAATTAAATACCCTAAGTCTGAAGATGAATTAACTGCTTGGATGGAACAATATCCTGATGTAGCTAAAATCGTAGAAACTATTGCTATGAAAAAAGCTAGTGAACAGGCATCTGAGTTTGAAAGTAAATTCAAGCAAATTGATCAGATGAAGCTAGAAGCTAGACGTGAAAAGGCAGAAGCTGAATTAATGCGTTTGCACCCAGACTTTGGTGAAATCCGTGACAGCGATGAATTCCACGAGTGGGTTGAAGCACAACCTAAATGGATTCAAGACTCACTGTATGATAATGACTCCGATGCTACCTCTGCTTCTCGTGCAATTGACTTGTACAAAGCAGATAAAGGAATCAAAGCTAAATCCAAGTCAAGTAAAGAAAAGGATGCAGCTAAGGCTGTAGGCACTAAAAACGAGCGTAATTCTCCTGATACAGAAGAAGGTAAACGTACTATTCGTGAATCTGATGTTATGAAAATGACAGCTGATCAATACGAGCGTGTTGCTGAAGAGGTAGCTGAAGCAATTCGAAATGGTAAGTTTATTTACGATGTCAGCGGATCTGCTCGATAAACTCTTGACAAACCAGAATTTGTGAGTATAACTATGCTCTCAATTTAGCAGCCCCTGAATTTCAGGATACCTGCGAACTCAATCGAAGTACAATCCCCTGCTGCACTGGCTTCCTGCCAGTTGTCAGTGTAGTAGGAATTCTACTTCACCTTCAGAGAATACTCATTTGTTTGAGCCGTTTTAGTACTGTGGCAGGTACTTTTACCACCTCAAAGCCAGATGACCTCTTACGAAGTTACTAAATACCTTAACCCTTTGCAATTAATAGGAGTGTCTAACAATGGCATTTAATAGCGCAGCGGGCTACGGCAACCTTCCTAATGGTAACTTTAGCCCGGTAATCTACTCAAAGCAGGTACAACTTGCTTTCCGTAAGTCTTCTATTGTAGAAGACATTACCAACAATGATTATTTTGGTGAGATCGCTCAAATGGGTGACTCAGTTAAAATTATCAAAGAGCCTGAAATCTCAGTAAAATCTTATGAGCGTGGTACTCAAATTACTGCTCAAGACTTGGACGATGAGGATTTCTCTTTGACCATCGACAAGGCGAACTATTTCGCATTTAAGATGGATGACATCGAAGAAGCTCACTCTCACGTTAACTTCATGCAGATGGCTACTGACCGTGCTGCATACCGTTTGCGTGATCAGTATGACCAAGAAGTTTTGGCATACTTGTCTGGTTACACCCAGTCAGCACTTCATGCTAATGGCGATACCGTCAACACCACAGTAAACGGCACTAAAGCTGTAGATACTGCAGGTTCTGACGAATTGCTAGCTTCAATGAAGTTGGATGCATCTGACTTTAACGTGACTGGTGGCGATGCTAACGAAGCAGTGCCTATCGTTCCACGTATGCCGGGTGCTCAATCATTCGCAACTACTTCAATCTCACCTCTACAAGCTATCGCTCGTATGGGTCGTCTATTGGATCAACAACTTGTTGACACCAATGGTCGTTGGATTGTAATTGACCCAATCTTTGCTGAAACTCTGAAAGATGAGCAATCTAACTTGTTCAACGCAGACTTCGGTGGTTCTGGTTTGCAGAATGGTTTGGTAATCAACAACCTTCACGGTTTCCGTGTTTATGTATCTAACAACCTACCTGCTGTTGGTACTGGTCCTGCTGTAGCTTCAACTACTCCGGGTTCATCTAACTTCGGTGTATTGGTTGCAGGTCATGATTCAGCTGTAGCTACTGCTCAGCAGATCAATAAAACTGAAACTTACCGTGATCCAGACAGCTTTGCTGATATCGTTCGTGGCATGCACTTGTATGGTCGTAAGATTTTACGTCCTGAAGGCATTGTTACTTTGCGTTACCAGACTGGCTACTAATAGGAGGATTGACTAATGGCACTTTCTAATACTGTAGCTAAATTGGGTCGTTTGGTTGAGGATGAAGTAACTCTACCTACCGCTTCTGGCACTGTACAGGCAGTTTCTTTACCTGCTAACTGTGTTGTATTGGCGGCAGGTGCAGTAGTAACTGAGGCTGTTGCAGGTTCAACTGCTCACGCATTTGACTTGTCAATCGGTTCTGCTGACGTTGCAACCGCTCTTAATGCACAAACTGCTTCTCTAGGTGACATCCTAGTAGAAGCGTTTGTACCTCAAGCAATTACCGCTGCTGATACCTTGGACGTTGTGTCTACTGTATCTGGTACTGGTACTGCAGGTAAAGTTCGTGTATGGGCAATGGTGCTCGACATGACTGCACCTATTGCGGCTGACGAAGTTGACCGTGACCAATTGGCTTAATTTAGGCTAATGTGTGGGGGGCGCAAGTCCCCCACATTCTTTTAGGGTTTCTAATATAAATGGCTACTTATTTAAATCTTACTAATGAGCTGCTACGCAGATTAAATGAAGTTACCATTGATAGTGGTGACTTTGCTACCGTTCGCAATATTCAAGCGTTAGCAAAAGATGCTATCAATAGTTCTATACGTAACATTCTGCAATCAGCACAAGAGTGGTCATTTACATTAACAACAAAAGAACAAACCCTTACTGCGGGTACGCAAGAGTATGATTTCCCAACTGCTGCATCATCAGTAGATTGGGAATCTTTTTATCTGAAGAAGTTAGCTAGTGTAGATAATGCATCTCAAAAACTTCCAGTAATACCTTACGCAGAATATTTATCTGACTACAGGGCATCTGATGATGATTCAGGTACTGGTGGTCGTGGTGTTCCCATGCGTGTGTATCAAACACAGACTACAAAGTTTGGTGTATCTCCAGTACCAGATGCTGAATATGTAATTGAGTATAAGTACTGGGCTTTTCCCTCCGATCTAAGCGCATATAGTGACACCTGTATTATTCCTGATCGTTTTAATCATGTGATTATTACAGGGGCTATGATGTATATGATGCGTTTTCGTTCTAATGATCAAAGCGCACAACTTCATGCTAATGAGTTTGAAGATGGAATTAAAATGATGCGTAGACTCTTACAGGATGATCATTTAGCTGTTAGGTCTACTTATATTGTAAACAACCGTTACAACTCAGTTGTATTGCCTAATCCCTAATGGCTGATAATCTTGATATCTTTAAAGTCTATTGTGAAGGTGGACTAAACACTAACAAAGATTTGCTGTCTCAGGGTGAACTTGAGCCGGGTACTGCAACTCGCCTTATTAACTACGAACCCGCACTGACTGGTGGCTATCGCAAGATTAGCGGGTACTAAAACGATTACCCATCGTTGCCGGGAACTGGAAATGTATTAGGTGTTTGCGTTTTTGATGGAATTAACGATGGTATATTAGCTTGTCGTAAACCTAGTAGTGGCAGCAACTATCTGCACTATTGGGATACTTCAACCGAAGCATGGGTAGCTGTAACTACTTCTGGTAGCCCAACCATGACGAACGTATCTAAAGTACGTTTTGTTAAATACAACTGGGCAGGAGCAAAGGTAGTCTTAGTTGATGGCGTTAACCCCGCTTCTATATATGATGGCACTAGTTATTCTCAAATAACACACGCTAATGCGCCTACAAAACCAAAACACGCTACTGAATTTAATTCACATATATTTTTAGCAGGGGATACTACAGACCCTTATAATATATATTTTTCAGCCCCGTATGATGAAGATAACTTTGATCCGGCAGATGGATCTGGTGTTATCAATGTAGGTTTTGATGTCGTTCAATTAAAAGTATTCCGTAAAGAATTATATATATTTGGCATCAACAATATTAAAAAGATTAGCGGTACTAACATCGCTAACTTTGTACTTGAAGAAGTAACAACTAACTTAGGTTGTATTGCATCAGACTCTATTATAGAAATAGGTGGCGATCTATTATTTATGGGACCAGATGGATTGCGTCCTATTTCAGCTACTGACCGTATTGGTGACGTTGAATTAGAAACTTTATCTAAAAGTATCCAGTCCATTGTCAATGATACTGCATTGAGTGAAGACTTGGATGGTTTGTGTTCCGTAGTAATACGTCAAAAATCGCAATTCCGAATCTTTTTTGCTGCATCTGAATCCAGTGGAATTATTGGAGGTTTACGCCAATCACGTCAGGGTGGCATTGGATTTGAGTTTGGTCAGCTGTTAGGTATCACAGCTACGTGTGCAGACTCTGGCTATATTGGTCAATATGAATATGTACTGCACGGAGATTCTGACGGCAAAGTGTATCGTCAAGAGTTGGGTAATGACTTTGACGGCAATGAAATCTTTAGTTTATTTCAAACGCCCTATTATCATTTAGGTGATCCAGAATTACGTAAGAACTTTCTTAAGTTATCTACGTATATGCGAAGTGAAGGTGCTAATAACATAACAGTTGGTTTGGTATACGACTATGAAGATGAATTCGTACAAAATCCAAACGATTACAATTTAAATACAGCTAATGCAGCAGCATTTTTTAATGAAGCAACATACGATGCTGTTGGTGTAATTTATGACGGTAACCCATCTCCTGTATTTAAAACAAATATTGCAGGTTCGGGTTTTTCTGTATCAATTAAGTATGTAACAAATGATACTAATGCTAGTCACAGTATTCAAGGCTTAGTATTACTATTCGGGGTTAACGATAGAAGGTAAACAATGGCAGGATATACTAGACAATCTGTTGCTGATATTATTGCGGGAGCTACAGTCCGTGCTGCACCAATCAATGCAGAATATAACGCTATTCGTGATGCATTTAATGAA